ACTGCGCTAAATTATTATCTTGATCAAATACTTGCTCGGGTAAAAACTCTAATACCGAATATGGACCATATGTTTTTCTTAAAGAACTTTCAAATTCAACATAACTCTTGGGCCAATTTGCCACACCGTCTTTCAATAATTCATTGATAATAAAAAATGTCCAATGATAGTCTGGCGAGCCATATAATTTATGAGAAACTTGGTCTGGTCTTTCACCATCTTTAATACTATATGTAAGATAGGATGCAAGATCATTTGTGATATCTCTATTAACATCGACATATCGATACAAGTCAATCACCTGTGTATTAATCGATGGAGTGAATTGATCGAAGGAATATGGAACCTTCGGAAACTGTGAAAAGAATCTCATGAGTTATATTTATCTATTTATTATTAGCGACGAGAGCCGTTATTGCCTCGCCCTCGCCTGGCCGCTCTTTTGGGAATTGAAGAAGTGCCAGGTTCTTGTTCTTGTACTTCTTGTGTTTGAACTCCTTGAATTACTGGGTTACCCGTATCTGGATCAATGCCTCTATTTTGTAATTGGTCATTCTCCATATCTTCAATATCATTTCTCGTAAGGGCGCGAGTTTCTTGATATGTTATATTCATATCAATAACAAGAGGCGCCTTATCATTATGATATATATTTGCATCAGCATTGAAAGTGGAATTACATTGAGTCAAATAACAAGAAAAAATTCTGGGTATATATGTATTTTCTGATAAAGAATCTTTACCCTGATCCATAAATCTGATAGTCCATACTGGTGGAAAATCAAGTACGAAATTAGATGATCCACCCTTTCTCGCTGCATATGTGAAATGTCTAAATTTAGAATGAATTTTTCTTATAACAACTGATTCTTCTTCATTTCGAGCCACCAATTTGAAAGCAAAAGAAAAGGTTCTGAGAGAATTAGACTTAAATGATGTATTTGTATTTGGATTCTTAATAGTCTTAGACTGAAAATCAAAATTTTCTCCAATGGGCGTCATGGATGTAGCAGTTTTTAATACATCTCCTGCTTTAATAGAACCAACTGCATTACCAACACCTCCCTGTGTAGCACTAATTGCCGTAGTTGCGACCATACCAAGATCGATTGAACTAAAATCTGCTTGTTCTGTGAATGAAATACCTGCAGGTGAAGGTAGATAAATATGATGTTGGTCTGCATTACCAGCTCTTCGATCATACGCAGTAAATTTTATCAGAGGTCTCTCAGGTTGATTGCCTATCTCTAAGGGAAATATTAAGTCAGATTTATCCATATATCTATTTATAAATATAATATGACCTATAAAGGAAGATATAGTATAAAGAATACATCTAAATATGAAGGTGATCCATCAAGGTGTGTCTTTCGGTCCTTATGGGAAAGACAAGTATTTCGCTGGTGTGATGATAATCCTTCTATCATAAAGTGGTCGAGTGAAGAAACAGTGGTGCCATATCGGTGTAAAACAGATAATAAAATACACAGATACTTTGTTGATCTAAAAATTACAACAAAGGATGGTAAGACATGGCTGATTGAAATAAAACCAGAGAAAGAAACTAAAGAACCAAAGCCTCGAAAGAAAACAAAGAGATATATTAAAGAGGTTATGACATATATAAAGAATCAATCTAAATGGGAAGCCGCAAAAGAATATGCAGAGAATAGAGGCTGGAAGTTTGATATATGGACAGAGAAAACAATCAAAGGACTTGGAATAAAGTTATTGACTTGATTATAAATAATGATGTATGGCTAAACAATCATATTTTCAAAAATTAGAACAGGAAGCGTTTAAATCTGGAATCAGTCCCAGAACAACTCAATCGCTAAACTGGTTTAAGAAAAGACTTAAAACCTTTAATGTCAGTAGAAAGTCTCTGTTAAAAGATAAAGAATTATTGAGGGTTGATAAACCTTTGCCGGGTAGAATGTATATGTATTTCTATGATCCAAAACATAAAGAAACATTGCCGTATTATGATAGATTTCCTCTTATCATTTTAGTTGATAAAGTAGAAGGTGGTTTCACTGGTCTTAATCTCCATTATCTTCCACCAAATTTGAGAGCAAAATTCTTCGACAAACTTACAGAATTTACTAATAATAAAAAATATAATGAGACCACAAGGTTTCGTTTAAAATATAACTTCCTTAAAGGTGCATCTAAATTAAAAGAATTTCAACCTTGTTTTAAAAGATATTTAACATCAAAGGTGCAAACAAAAATAACCCAAGTGCCCGCTACCGAATGGGAAGTAGCACTTTTCATGCCAACAGAACAATTTGTTAAGAAAAGCAAAAGTTCTATATGGAAAGAATCCAGAAAATCAATCTAATGAGTTCAAGTATAGAAAATTTAAAATCAGAAGTAGTAAGAAGAAGTGGCTTAGCGAATCCAAATAGATTCCGAGCAATGATAAATGTACCTGACTATGTAAGAGAAGGTGGTGAATTTGATCAAAGAAGTCTCGATTTATTATGTGAATCAATTACCTTTCCCGGCAAACAAATTGAAACACTTGATTACTCAATGTATAGAAACCCATTGAAGATTCCCACAGGTTATATCAATGATGATGTCTCAATCACTTTTAGATTAACAGAAGATTTTTATGTAAAGAACATATTTGAAAAATGGCAACAAGGAATTATTAATCAGAAGACCTATACACTTCGTTATCTCACAGAATATGTTTCGGATATTCAACTTGAACATCAAGATAAGCAAGATAAGGTCAAGTATGGGATAACACTAAGAGATGCGTATCCCGTAACCTTAGGTGCTGTTCAAAAATCGCAGACAACCACAGATTCTATCTTAAATCTAGATGTAACATTCTCATGCCGCGACGTGATTATTAATAGATAATTTTTGTATAAATATCTATCTAATTAAATTATTAAAATATTATGCCATTACCTATATTAGAAACAGCAAAACACACGATTGAAATTCCTTCAACAAAAGAAAAGGTTGAATTCCGACCTTTTCTCGTTAAAGAAGAAAAAATTCTTCTTCAGGCACAAACAACTGAAGATGTGAATGAAATCACAAAAGTGGTCAAGGACATCATTCAAGTATGTTCTTTTGAAAAAGTAAATCCGAATGATTTTACCATATATGACATGGAATATGTTTTCCTTCAACTGAGAGCAATCAGTATTGGAGAGAACATTGAATTCAGTATCACTTGTGAAGAGTGTGATAAGAAAAACATTTTAGTGGTCGATCTAACAGAAGTTAAAGTTAAATTTCCTAAGAAGAAGGTTGAGAATAAATTACAATTGACCGATGATGTCGGAGTTATTCTTCGACCCATTCGTGTCAAAGATATCAAAAATATCGGAGATGGTTCTGATATTATTCCCGGTATCATTGCATCGATTGAAAGCATCTTTGATGAAGATGGTGTTTATAATACAGATGATACAAGTAAGAAAGAACTTACCACATTCATTGAATCTTTGAGTCACAATCATCTTCAAGATATTCAGAATTATATTCAAAATCAACCAAAACTTTCTCATACAGTTAAATTTAAATGTCAGTTTTGTGGTCATGAAAATGAACATACTATAACAGGATTAGGTGATTTTTTTACCTAAGTCTTTCACATGAATCTTTGGCTAATCACTATCAAACCAATTTTGCGATGCTTCAACATCATAAATATAGTTTGACAGAATTAGATAATATGTTACCGTGGGAAAGACAAATATATGTAGGAATGTTACAGAAATATATTGCCGAAGAAAACGCAAGAAACCAATCTAAAAAATAAATAAATGGATAACTCAGAACAACTCCAGAAAATAAATGAAAAGTTAAAAACTGCTCTAGAGAAGCAGGTCGAGACCATTGAATCTTCGACTAACGATTTAATTTCTGGTATGAGTTCTAGTAATTCAAAGTTTGTTGATGAACTTGATTCGATAAAAGCCAATATCCTTGGTTCAATTCAGAAGGCTACCTCTGGTGGTAATCTAGATTTAGACATTGATAAGAGTATTTCACTATCATCTTTAATGGGTGATATGGGAAAATTGGATAATCTCAATGTTGTTTTAGGTTTAAAATTCTTAAAGGTTAAAAGAAATATACTTAAATCGGTTGATAAAGCAACCTCTGCTGGCAATCTAGACTTAGAGATTGATAAAAAGTTATCTCTATCTGATCTTCTTGGTGAATCTCCTAAATTAAATATAATCCATGCTTTTAGATGGTTAAGAATAAAGAAAAATATTCTTAAAAAGGTTGAAAAAGCAACCGAAAGTGTTGAACTAGAAGTCGATCCAAAGATGTCACTTAATGATGTTCTTGGTTCAACACCCGATCAAGATATTCTGACAAAGACTAGATTCTTTATGATCCGCCAGGGTTTATTAAAGAGAATTTCCAAAGCTGCAAAGGATTTTAATCCACAAGAATCAGTTGATTCTAT